TCGTCTATGACGGTCGGTGGTTTACCGCGCGTAAGGTTGAATGGACCGACACGGCGCGGACGCGTTGGGGCGCGTCCGACGTTCCTTGCTCCTTGAACCTAAAGAATGAATTGGTAATCCGGCTGACAGATGCGGGAAACGTGTTCCCCATCGGTCAACCCTCCAAGCGGGCCTTTTACCCGCCAGAAGTTCTCCGCCTGAATGCCAACGAAGCGTTGGTAACTATCAGCACTTTTGAACGGGAAGATGGCGGGCGCAAAGTTCACCACTTCGATTAGTTGTCATCCGCAAAATCCGACAAATCCGCAAAATCCTAATACAACCCCGTAGCCGGGCGGGGGGGTCTGGCCGATGCTTGGCGTATGTCTCTGACATCCAGCAGCACGCTGGCCCAAGTCCAAGCCGCGATGCGCGACAACGCCTCGTACGCGATCCATGATTCCCTCACCGAGTGCGAAGATTACATCACAGCCGCCAACAACTACCTGGTGATGGCGGCGGAGGGGATGGTCCACGGCGGACGCGGAGGAGGTGAGGAACTCCGCCTGGGCGTGAACCTGGAAATCCTCGAGCGATCCATCCGTACGGCTACGGCGTGGCAGGCAGCGAAGAGCAACACGGCCCGACACGGGGCGGTGTACGCCGACCTTTCGGGGATGCGCGAATGAGCCGAACACGCCCCATTCCCTCGGCCCCCGTAACGGAGCAATTCGCAACCCTCAGAGGGTCCTACCAACTCGGGGAAAGCAACCGGTTCATGTCCAGACTCCGCGGGGTTTATCCGCTAGGGAGCGGGGCGGATTATCACTACGCGGACGACTACAAGTTCTACACGGCGATCGAACGGGCTCGGGAGTACGACCGATCGAACATGATCCTCGGGCAGGGGGTCAACCGGGCTGTCAACAATGCCCTGCAGGACGGGATCGACCCCGACCCGGACAGCGGGGATGAGGAAGTGAATGCGGTTCTCAAGGACCGTTGGTGGGATTGGGGTTCCCGCCCGTCCGCTTGCGACGCCGGTCGAAGGCTGACCATCCATCAGATGGCCTGGCTCACCTGCCGGTCGGTATACGTCGACGGCGACATCCTGCACCTCTTGCTGAAGGAACGGGGTTGCCTGCAACCGATTGAGGCCCACCGCCTGGTCACGCCCAACAACACCACCCGGAACGTGGTTCACGGGGTGCTCCTGGATGAACTCGGCGGGCCGGTCGAATATTGGATCGCCCCGGAGTCCCAAGACCGCTACCACTCGATTGACCGGGTCAAAGATGTCGTCAAACGGCCGGCCTTCGACGAAAACGGCGAACCGCTGGCCTTGCACGTTTACCACCCCAAGCGGTTCTCACAGACTAGGGGGATCAGCATCTTCAACCCGATCGCGTTAGCCCTCGGGATGCTCGACGATTTGCACTTCGCCAACCTGGTCAAGGCCCAAGTCGCGGCGTGTACCACGATCTTCCGGGAGTTGCCCGAATCGGCGTCGTTGATCCCCCGCGCTCCTCTAGGGCCGCAAGAAGACCAAGAGATGAGTGACGGGAGCACGCGGCGAGTGGAAGGACTGTTCCCCGGAATGGAGATCGAGGGTCGCCCCGGAGAGAAGCTGATCGGGTTCACCCCCAACGTGCCCAACCCGGAGTTCTTTGAACATTCCTCGATGATTCTCGGATTCATCGCCGCCACACTCGACCTGCCCGTTTGCGTGCTTCTCCTCGATCCCACCAAGACGAACTTCTCTGGCTGGCGGGGGGCGCTCGACCAGGCGCGGATCGGTTTCCGAAAAATCCAGGAATGGATGATCAACGGGTTCTATGCCCCGGTTTATCGCTGGAAGGTCCGGCAATGGCTGACTCCCGTCGACGCGGAGAGCCGGGCATTCGCGGAGTTAGTCCGCCGGACCGGCGCCGACCCGTTCTCGGTCAAATGGCCGCTTCCCCGGTGGCGATACATCGATCCGCTGAAGGACGCCCTCGGCGACGCCATGCGCCTCGAGAAGTGTCTGAGCAGCCCGCGGCGAGTAGCTGCGGAGAGGGGTGAGGAGTGGAAGGAAATCGTCCTGGAGATCGGCGAGGATGAGAAACTCCTATGGGCGACCATGGCGCTGGCGGCGCGGGAACTCAATCAAGAATTTCCCGAACTGAAAATTGACGCGCGGGAGATGATTCACCGCCAGACGACGCAGTCCGTAGCCGCCGTCGCCATGACCGAACAGCAGAATGCGCAGACGAATGAGACCCAACTGCAACTTCGGAGGTCGGTGGGATGAACGAGAACCGGGAACCATCCACCTATGGGGGCGTGCGAGTACCGCACTGGGGGCAGTACCTCGGGTTGTGGGCCATGCCGGTTGATATCTTCGATGAACAGGCAGCGCGAATCAGCGCCATCGACCCGGCCCAACACCTGGCGGAGACGCGCGCGGAGCGGGCGACGCGCCTGGAGGCCGGCGATCCGGCGCGTACCATCCGCGACGACGCCGAGCTGGACGCCCACGGTTACAAGTTGACTGAAGACGGGATCGCGGTGGTCGATCTGGTGGGCACGATGACCAAATACGGCGGGTCTTTCGCGGCCATGCCGGGCGGGTTGGTCGGACTACGCCGCACACTGCGCTCCGCGGCCCTGGACCCCAAAGCGAGCGCCATCGTCCTGCGCGTGGATTCACCGGGCGGGAACGTGGCCGGGACGGGCGACCTCGCGGCGGACGTGCGGGCATTGAACGCGATCAAACCGATCGTGGCCTTCATCGAGGACATCGGAGCGAGCGCCGCTTACTACGTCGCCAGCCAGGCGGCGCTGATCGTGGCGACGAAAGACACGCTCGTCGGTTCCATCGGGGTCTACATGGTGATCGACGACTGGTCGTCCTTTTTCGCCCAAGCGGGCGTCAAACGGCGGGTCATCAAGTTCGGGGAGCACAAAGGAGACGGCGTCCAAGGGACCGAGGCGACCGCCGCGCAGATCGACGACTTCGAGCGCGTGGTGGAGGAGATCGGCGGGGTGTTCGTCGATGCCGTCGCCGCGGGACGGGGAATCGGTCGGGAAGCGGCGCTCAAACTGGCGGACGGCCGGATTCACGGAGCCGCACGGGCGTTGTCGCTTGGGCTCATCGACCGCATCGGGACACAGGAACAGGCGATTGCCGCGGCGCGGACTATGGCCGCGGAGCGACGGGTAACCAAGGGGCCGCTGCGGGCGGCCGGATCACAAACAAAGGAGACGATGATGGGGACCGAGACAACGGGCACAACGCCGCCCGCGACCCTGGCGGAACTGAAAAAGGCGATCCCGGACAGCACGGCGGATTTCCGGGAGAAGATGATCGAGGGCGGGGCGACACTGGGCGACGCCCAGGAGTTCTGGGCCGAGGAACTCCGCGGGCAACTCAAGGCCGCCCGTGAAGATATCGGGCTGCTCAAGGCGGCGGCGAAAAAGCCGGGCGTGGAACCGGTGACTTCCACCGGGAAGGGTTCCGGCGCCTCCAGCGAGCAGGAAGTGATCGACCAGGCGGTCAAGGAGCATAAAGGCGATCGCGTCGCGGCGATCGGGGCTCTGCAACGAAGTGTGAAACAGGAACTGCTCGCGGCGGGATTCACCAACAAGGCAGCGAATGCGGCCTGTGCGGCGCGTTACCCGCTGATTTTCGGCATGTAGCACTATCCTTCGTAGGCGCGAACCGTGGTTCGCGTGGTTCACGAAAGAGCGAAAGGGAAAAAAACCCATGATTCAGAGAACGGATGGAGCATTCACCTGTAAGACGTTCCTGGCCGGCGCCAACATCGCCGCGTACACCATCTGCAAGTTCGGAAGCGATGACGACAGTCTCGTCCCGGCGGCGGCGGCGACCGATGTCTTGGTTGCGGTTTCCAAGGAGGCGGTCGCATCGGGGGCGCGGGGCGATTTCCAGATGGAAGGGATCGGAGAGGTGAAACTAGGCGCGGCGGGGGCGTGCACGCGCGGGGACAGCATAACGGCCGACGCCGCAGGATTGGGGACCCCCTTGGCCGCCGCGGCGACGATCAAGTCGTGCATCGGAATGGCGATGGCGAGCGGTGCGAACGGGGACATCATCCCCGTCCACATCAACAAGTGGACCGCGGTGACCGCGTAACGGTGACCTGGAATCGTAGGGGTAGGTGACATAGCCCGCCCCCGGATAAGGAGTAAAGTATGATACCAGAGGATGTAAGTTTTTCTCCGGGACTCACGCAGATCGCGGTGGAGTACCAGAACAAGGAACTCATTGCCGATCGGGTACTCCCGCCGATTCCGCATGATCGGAAAACCGGGAAGAACAAGTCGTACAGTACCTACGACATCTATGGGATCGAAGGCGGGTTGCTCGGTCCCAACTCCGTGGCCGATGAAGTCGACCACGAAGTGACCGAAACCTCCTTTGCCCTCGACGACTACGGTTACAAGGGGTGGGTCTCGCAAGAGGCGATTGACAACGCCGACGCCCCGATCGACCCGCGGGCGAAGATCGTACGCACGGTCACGAACAAGGTGCTCCTGCGCAGGGAAAAACGTGTTGCCGAAGCCGTGTTCAATGTGGCCAACTATGCGGCCGGCAATCAGGCGGATGTCAACGCCGCATGGGTCCCGACCGCCCCCA